TTATTTTTTATTTGTTTTATTCTTCTCTTTACTGTACTTTCTGACATATTCATTTTTATTGCTATATTTACTATTGAAGCTCTACCATATTTACTTGTTAGCATTTTAAATATTTCTTCTTGCTCAATGGTAAAATTTGCATTATTTAATATGTATTCTAATTCTGGTTTAGTAAAATCAAATTTCATAATACTTTTCCTTTTATCTTCTTTTTCTTCTCACTCTTCTTGCTCTTCTAATAGTTCTTTTTACTGTTCTTGTTTGCCTTGCTCTTGCCATATTATCACTCTCCTATATGTTGATTTATTGGAGAATTATCTCCTTCTGTGTCTGCATCTTGTGTCCTTGTAGTTTCAACTTCTTCTATTGGTTGATTAATATACCAAATAAATACTCCTATTGTTGCAAACCATAATATTAAAACAATTATAAAAGAAATAAACCATCTCTTACTTTGTGCTTTTAATTCTTGCAACATCTCTAAAGCTAAACTTCTTTCTTCCATCATACATTACCTCCTTTTATTTCTGCAAGCTTGTTACATACGCTGATACATCAAATATAAGTTTTATTACAATGCCTATTAATACACTTCCCATAGCTCGCCATAACCATTTTCTATTATCATTTATTTCATCTATTTCTTTTTTATTTGATGCTATATCTTTTTTTATAGGTTCTAATTTTGATGTTATTCTTGTTTCAATGTTTTCATTTTGTAAATCTGATATTTTTGTTGTATTCTCTAGTCTTTCTGTTATTACATCACATTTTCTACTAATTGCTTGCAAAATATCTTTATTTTCATTTATTTCTGTTTTTATCTCTTGTACTTCTGCTTTTAAATTATTAAATTCGTTTCTACTAACAAATTCTTCTGACATTTTTTTTCTCCTCTTAATTATTTTATAACATATTTTTATAAAAAAATCAAATTTACTATATCAATATTCTGTTTTGTCTCTAAATTGTACTTAATTAAAGTTTACTGTTCCAGTTATCCAACAAGCTACCATGCTATTATTTGCAAAACTTGTACTATTGTTTAAAGTATAATTGATACTTATAATATTACCTCTAATCGCTGGTTCTAGAGTTCCATAGTCTGCAAAATTAAATGTGTCGGAAGAATTTATATATCCTCCAGCTGATGACCTTATTAACCCACTTAATGATATACTTGAAATATTGACATTATCCATTCGCTTTGGCATAACAATACTAAACTGAATTATTTTTTGACCACCTGTCAAATGCCCTGCACATTCAACAGCAGCAAAAGTATAGCTGTCTCCTGATTTAAAATATATTTCGTTATATAAATCAGCTATGCCACCTTCTATTTTGTTTAAATTACTTTCGTTCAAAGGTGTATTTGTACTAGGTAAATTTTCCCATATTGTTTTATTATAAGCCATTATTCATTTCCTCCTTTCAATTCTTTTATTTCTTTTTTCATTTGTTCTATTTGTTCTTGTTGTTCTTGCACTGCTTTCCATAATATTGATGCCATATTATAAGCATCAATTCCTTTTCCATCTTTTGCTATCACTTCATTAGGTGTATAAAAATCTCCACCCTCATCAGGAATTATAAATCCAATATGTTTCGACGTTTTGTCATCTTCTGTTTTAAAATTAAATTCATATATTTCTGCATTTTTTATAATATCTAAAACACTTTTATCATATTTTTTTATATTCTTTTTTAAAGATTCTAATGAATCATAATTATAAGCATTAGCATGTACTGTTCCTGAAACATAAAAATTGTCAACACCAGCGTTTATTCTACTAGAACTAGCCAACATTTGAAAAGAACTATTATTATTTATAATATTTAATATTCCAGATGCAAAAGATAAATAGGTTCTTCCAGAACCAACTCTTATAGCATCAGGAGCTATAGAAGCTTTTGTACTTGAAGAAGAACTGCTAACTACTTGAAGTCTAGGATTATCTATTGTTCCACCTGTTAATGAAATACTTCCACCTGTAAATGTTCCATTTTTTGCTTCCATACTTCCATCTGTTTTTATCTTAAAATTCTGATTTGCTGTAACAGCTCCGTTTAGATTTATTTTCCCTGCATTTATAGTTACCGCTTCAGCAGATTGATTAATTTTTGAAATAATTTCATTTTCTCCCACCTTTGTTGCAACTGTGCTCGATATGCTACTATCTGTTTGTTGCAATTGTGAATATTTACTTTGTGCATTACTTTTAGTTTCATAAGTGCTTGATACTGTACTTGTTATTTCATTTGCTTTAATATTTATTGCACTATTCATTTGATTTGTTGTTGAATAATTTGTTAATGTTTGATTTACTCCTAAATTAATTTCATCAGCTTTTTGATTTATTTGTGAATTTGTTTCATACTTTGTATAGAATTGTGTTGTATATATATTTTTAGCCATTAATCTTACATATAAGTATCCAAAGTCATATCCTGGTAATGTTATAGTATAATTTCCATCTCCTAATCCAATTGTCGGATAAGGATAATCTGTTGTTATTTCTGTTCCTAAAGCTCTTACTGTTCCATCTGCATTATATGCACATCTTTTTATTACTTGGCAAGTTGTACTTTCATAATCTAAATAAAATTCATCATACACTGTATCACTATATCTTAATAAGTCATCTGGTAACTCATAATCAATATTTTCTGTTAATGTTTGTTCATTTTCTTCATAAGTTCTTGTAAATCTTATTATTCTGTTAGGCAAATATTGTAAATCACTAGGATATAAGTTTTCTCTAGGGTACAAATAACTTATATTTTCACTTGTTGGATGTACTTTTATCATGATAGGCTCTGATTCATTTATTTCTAATAATTCTACTCCTGCTCTATCACTTTCTCCATAAGTTGTTATATCTGCTATATCACTTATTTTTGAATTAATTTCATCAACTGTTTGTGTTATTTGTGATATTTTATTGTTCTGTTCTGTAACATTATTTACAACACTTTCTATTGTTTGATTTTGCTTATCTACTATTAAATAAGTTTGGTTTATTCTTCTGTCTGTTTTATCGGCTTTTTCATAATCTGTCTCGCTCTTTTCAGGCATATCCGTATGGATTATTTCTTCTATTCCTGTTGTTACATTTATTTCATCATTCAACATTAAACATTTGTAAAGATTTTCTCCAATTGATACATAATAAAAATCCCCTAAATCATAATATAATATACCTGTACTGTTAAAATCGTTTATTGAATAAGTAAGTCCATTTAATGCCTCTAATATTCCAGGCAAGAAGTCACTTCTGTTATTAAAATTCATTATTTGATTATCAGATATTTTTATCTCGCACAATCCATTTTTTTGTACACTTTCTGTATCTTGTAAATATATATTGTCGCTATCTGCTGACCTTGACAATACAATAGAATTTACAGGTCCATACATTTCTCCGAATGTTACATTTATATCTTTTAAATATTCTTCATCTATTTTTTCTAAATTAGTTGCATACGTTACATTTACAGTAGCAGGTACTTCATCTGTACTTGATATATGAGTTACTGGCTTGTATGTACGCAAGGCTTTTATTTGCTCCCATACTGCTTGTTGTTCTTCTGTGTATGGGTCTATTACTTCTGTAACTAGTTCGTATTGTACTTTTACAGGTGTTCCATTTGTGTATTGTTCTGCCAGGTAGGCTTTTGCAGTTTCTATATTTGTTGCTATACTTAATGGAAGTCTAAAAACTATTGCACGAATTGTAGGATTTCTTAATTCACAAACTCCTACTTCATCATTATCCCAATAATAATCAGGCACACCTTGACCAATATTGCATAAAAAATGTGATATACTAGTACTGTTAGGTTTTTTATTTGATATTAAAATACCAAATCTAAAAGTATTATCGTTTAACTGTGTATACAATAAATTTTCATTCCCTGTAAGTTCATATTCTCCCCTAACATGATGTACCCCATCATCTGCCAAGTAATCTCCTTGCATTAGCTTTTGTCCTTGTGCTAAAGGGAATGATATGTCTTGTTCTTCATGTGGGGCGTAGTCTGTTGCTGTTGTGCCTTGCTCGATTTGCAACTCTAAAGTATAATTAGTGAAAACATATCCATTTCCTACATATAATCTTATTGCATCTATCGTATCAGATAAATCATTATATATTACTGGTAATGATTGTGCTGTTGGCTGTTTTATACTTACTCCATTACTTCTTAATTGTATATTAAAGTTATTATTTGAAGATGTGCCACTTGTTACTTTAGATAAAACATAATTCGTTCCATTTTTACAATTAATTGGAAATTTTAAAGGAATTGCTATTCCTCCACTAGAAGCTGTTCCATTTATAGTTATTTTTCCATTTTTTACACTATAAGTTAATCCTAAAGCTGTTGTTTGTGCTATATCTTGTAAACTTAGAAAATTCTTATTCTGTACTTTCTCATTTACATTACCGCTATCTCCTGTGCTGTGTATCTCTATAGGATTTTCTGGTGTTGGTGTTCCATCCTGCTCACTGTTTCCTATTATTTTTATTTCTTTTGCTTGAAACTCCTCTGCGTCCGTTATTTGTATTGATGTACCTTCTGCTTGATTATATTGTGTTAAATCATTTGTATATCTTACCTCTATTTCATCATTATCATTTATACAAATTATACTTCCTGTCGCTTGTGCAATTTCATCTAAAACATCTCTATATGTATAATTTTGTCCTAAATACAATTCTGATGGTATAGTTAAATTTTGATTGTAAAAAATATTGTTCGCAACGTTTAATCCTATTTTATTTCCTAATGCTGTTAAATAATTTTTAATACTTATAGGATAACTTACTCCTAGTTCTTCATATTCTTTCATACTGTATAACATTTTATCATAGCAAACTATTTTATATGTTTCAGTATCTTCTTGTTTTTCAGAACTATAAACAACATAATTTCCATAATCCAACATTTCATAATCGCCATTTACTAATATACCTATTTGACAATTTATTACAGTTTCTAACGGAATATCTACAGATAATTCTAAATCTAATTGTTTCATAACTGATTTTAATATATCAGCTTCATAATGAGGCGTAATTGAATTTATTTCTTCTTCTAAAGTTATATTATCATAAGTTATTATCCCTCTTAATTCTCTTCCTAATTCTGTTAATTGATTTTTAAAATCAATACTATGTGTTTTCATTACGACCTCCTTTCTCTAGCTATAAATGTACATTCAAAACTATTATTTTTTGTCATTATTTGTTTATTTTCATAACTCCAATCTCCTGTATATGTTCTTATAGTTTTATTTGAATTGGTACTAGGATCATAATAAGTTAAATTTTGTGTTCCACTATCTAAAATTGGTGCAATAATATTCATTTCTGCTTTTGTTAACTTTCTAAATGTTAAGGTTATTTTAGGAAATATCCCAACTAAAGTTCCACTGAATTTTCCTTTTAAATTCCTTCCAGTATCACTTCCCCATAATTTATTATATTCATATTTTGCACTTAATAAATATTGCCCCATTGATGTTCCATTTAATTTTATACTATTTGCATTTATAAACAATTACTGCACCTCCTTTATGAATTAAAAGCAAAATTTTGCTCACTTTGTACTTGTTTTAGTTCTCTTCCTATTACTCTTCCGTTCATCTGTGTTATATTGGTTAAATTTACTAAAACGTGTCTTCCTATTTCAGCTCCAAGTTGAGCCATTGCTTGTTGGTCTGTTAATGGGATTACACCTTCTCGACCACTCTCTCCAACAATCGCTCCACCAATCATTGTTCCTCTATTTGGCATATTTACTATTCCACCTACAGCCATTCTTGGTAAACTAAATGTACTTAATTTGCTTAAGTTAATTCCTGGTACTGCATTTATAACTCCTATTAAACCATTGATTGCGTTTATTGGAGAATTTAAAACGTGTTCTATTAAAGATAATATTCCATTTACAGCTGATTTAAATGCTCCTCCAAAAGTATCTCCCACTTTTTGTCCTATGTTTTTAAATTTAGTTTTTATTTTGTCCCATATTCCTCCAAAAAATTCTCCAACTCCTTTAAATACTGATTTTATTTTTTCCCAAGTCTTTGAAGCTCCTGTTTTTAAATTATCCCACATATTTGAAAATGCTGTCTTAACAGGATCTATTATATGCTCTTTTATCCAACTGCCAACTTTACTCAATATAGTCTTTACGTTAGTCCATAAAGTACTTATCCCTGTTTTTATATTATCTCCTAAATCAGTAAAAAACTTCTTTACTGGGGTAATTATATTGTCCATTATCCATTTACCAACTTTGCCTAATATCTCTTTTATTTTGTCCCAATTTTTTATTACTGCCGCTGCAACTAGAGCAATTATTGCTATAAGTAACACAATCCAAATTGTTGGATTTGCTGCATTTACTGCCAACATGGCAATTGCAACGCCAAGAAGTACTACTCCTATATCTCTTAATATATTTGCAAAATTGTCCCATGTAGGGTCTTTTATAAATTTAATAATATCTTGTATTAAGGCAACTAAACCTGCAACCGCAATTCCTATTCCTAAAGATAATAATCCTCCTAATCCAGATTTTAATGCTATAAGTCCTGCTGCAATACCTGCCAACGCTGCTAAAATTAAGTCCTTATTATCAATTATCCATTGTAACCATGGAGGAATGTCTGTTTCTAAACCACTTAAGTCAAAGCTAGGCGTTGTTATTCCTTCTCCACCTGCTCCTGATTTTGTCCCTGTGTCTGACTGATCTGTTAACATGTTTATTTCATCAAATCCTGCAAGTTGTTTTTTTATTTCCTTTACTGCTTTACTTATTCCCCCTGTGCTTGCTTTCATTTTATTAAAACTTTCTGCACTTCCTCTACTAAATAAATTAATACCAAACCATCCTTGCATTATTGCATTTATATATCCTAACAATTTTGCAGCTAAACCTACTATCCATCTTAAAACAGGAGCTATTGCTTGTGTTAAAGCATATCTTATATACTCAATATTTGCAGCATATTGTTTATCATAACTTGCTAAATCACTTGATGCTCTTCTTAAAGCCATATAAGCTCCAGCTACACTAAATACTCCTAATACTAATCTTCCAACTTGTGAAACTGCTTTTTGTATTGAACTCCCTACATTATTAAATCCTTGTTTTAATCTTTCAACATCTGATGTTTGTTTTTCTAACTTTATGCTTTCTATTTTTTGTTTATATTCCGCTATTTTGTTGTTTATTTCATTATATTTTGTTTTCATTTCTTCTGCTTTTATATTAATTGCATCTTGTTTATTTAGAGCTGTTAAAAAAGATGTTTCTAACTGCGTCATATTTCCATAAGTATTTTGTATGTCTTGTGCCATTGTAAATTGTTGTGGCGTTGCTTTTCCGCTTGATATTACTTTTTGCAATTGTTCTAATCTTTGATAAGCATCTGCAAGTTCATCTGTTTTTTGTCTAGCTGCTTCAAATTCTTGCTCTTGAACATCTATCTTTGCTTGTAATGTTATTTTTTTATCTTCTTCTTTTTGCATTTTCTTTTCTAATTGTGCAACTTGTCTATCAAATTTATCTGTATTCAGGCTTGTGCCTATTGTTATTTCTCCATCCACTTTACAACCTCCTTTCTAAATTTCTATACCTAAAGACTTGTAAAATGTTCTTGCACTTTCTTCTTGTTCTTTTGTCATTTTCTTTTCTTGTTTTTTGCAATATTTTTCTTTTAATAATTGTTGACTTTTAACAAGTTTTTCCCTTGTCTTTTTGTCTTTTATCTCTTTTGGTTCTTGTTCTAATATACTTACTATTCTATTTAATATACAACAGTTTCCAAATTCACTTGTACTTAAACTTTCTAAATCATTATAAAAGTCATACCAATGTAAATATTCTAATTCATAAGGGTCATATTTATAATCAAATTTAAAACTTGCCTTTATTAAACCAACACACTTATTAAAATCTAGCTCATATTTATTACGAGAATCGTTTTTAAGCTCTTTTTTATCTCTACTTAATAAAAGATACTTCATACCTAATTCAAGCAATTTATTTTGATTTTCACAATCCAGTCCTTCTTCTCCAAATAGCTTATAAATAATCGCCATTGCCCTTTCTAAATTTCCTATACTTTCATCTTCTGCAATCTTATTACATTCTAAAGCTACTCTAAAATCTGTATTGATTTTATATAATTTATCATCTACTTTTACATATTGTGGATTATTCAATTACATCATCTCGTTTTTCAGTATTAGAATATTTTTTCATTATATTTTTCTTAATATCTTCTGCTTTTATTTCTAATTTAGGAAGTATTGCTTTTTCTATTATTTCGTCTATTTCATCTAACGTTGCTAGAGTTAATTTTCTTCCATTTAACAATTTCTTTACTCCATCTTTACCTAAAAACATATCATATATTTCAGCTTCTTTTTTAAAAAATTCATTCGTTGCTTTTATTTTAGCTTCTTCATTAGCACTAAATAACTTTTTACCTTTATGGTCTTGCTTTTTATCTATTATTGTATATTGATTTTGTAAATAAGCTCTATTTTTTTTATCTTCTTCTATCATATCTTGTAAAACTAATAAATAATCTAAATCCCCTAAATTAAATTCTAGGCTATTTCCTGTATCATTTCCATTTTCATCTTTTATTCTTAATCTTAATATTTCTTTACTTTCTTTTAATTGAATGATGTTGTTATCGCTTTTGATATCAATCTCTGCTTCCATAACTCAATTCCTCCCTTTCTATTTAATAAAAAGGAGCTAGAGGTCTATTCCTCTAACCCCTTTAAGCAGGCTATTATATAGTTGGTGTAAATGTTGGAACTCCATCTGTTATTGTTACAGTTCCTTCTACTGGGTCTCCATCATAATATAAATCATATTCAATTTCCTCTCCAGAATAACTTGTTACTGCAACTAATCCATCACTCATCTTTGCTGGATATGATACAGTTGTTGTTCCTGTTCCATTCCATGTATCTATATCTAATATATGTGTCTTGTAATTTAATTGATCTCTTCCTGCTGCAACAAATTCAAATGCAGGGTCATTCTTGTAACATTTTTGTGTTACTGATCCTTGTTTTTGATTTGATGTGTGATCGTTTCTTGCATTATCTTCTATAATCCATTTTTCTGTATCTACTTGTGGATTATATTCTGTTGCATATTCGTCAACTCCAACTCCAACAACAGCCCATGCTCTTGAATTTCCACTTGGTGTTGTATCTAAATAAGTTAAGTATTGACTTCTTTTTATTTTTTCAATGTCTGCTGGTATTTCTGCTAAACTCATATTTTTCACTCCTTTACTCTCTATATTCAATTTGTATTTGTATGTCAAACTCTGCTGTGTTTGTGTTTGCATTATTCATTGTTCCACAATTTAAACAACTTATAGTTTGTATTCCATCTATATCTGGTAAATCATTGCTATCATTCTTTTGCTTGATTATTCTTTCAAAAGTTTCATAAAATCCTATGTTTTCTATATTAGTCATTGTATCAGCACTATAATTCATACGACTTCTAAATGAATATACATCTCTTTTTAAAAAGTTTCCTATTATCCATTGCTCTGTTGTAGGATTTACTGGTATTTTATCTAGTGAATAATTGTTAGGCTCATTGCTTAAAAAGTTTATATTCATTTCTCCATATTGTCCTATTAATTCAGTTATTATATCCATTAAATATGCTCTTAATTTAGTTACTCTTAAATCACTTACCTCTATTGACATATTTTTGCACCTCTTCTATAACATCATTTATTTCAGCACTAACCATTCTTTTATCCCAATATGGACCTGTTCCTGGTGTAGTATAATTTCTTACTGGACTTCCGTGTATTTCTCCAATATATTGTGCGTGTGCATAAGGACTTTCATAAGTTATATAATCTTCACCCTTATCGACATTATTCCTTAAGTTGCCTGTATCTTTCGGTATATATTTGTCCATATGCTTATAACAAGTATCTGTAAAAAACCTTTGCACTCTACCTCCGAGGATTTATACCTAAATCAGCTTTTATTTGACTTATAGGTTTCATTTTCATTTTATTTTCCTCCTAAATGAACGTGCGGATTATTTCCATATTCATTTATAGTTATACTTGTTACATTATAAAATTCTTTGCCTTGTAAATCACTTTGTTTTTCTATTTCAGGTTGTACATCTATTGCTATGATATCTCCAATTGTAAATATGTCTTTACTATTTACATATTCCATTGGTATTCTTATATTCACATCGTTAGCGTTTTCATATCCTTTATTGATAGAACTACCCTTTCCTCCAAAATGCCATACACTTTCAAATACATATCTGTTCCATACTGGCAATTTATTATTATCTAGTGTTTTGTGATAATAAGTTATACTTCCATTTGTTATCATACTATCACACTCCTATATATAAAAGATGTTCATTATTTACAATTACGCCAAATAAATATGTAGAAACTAAATCCTGTAAAACATCGATATTGCTTGATACAATTTGGCTTATTTCGCTACTAGATATATAGCTTACTGAATATCCATCTGTATTTTCACTTGCTACTCCGCTTTGTGCTTTATTTAAACTAACATAGTATCCTTGTAAATCTTGTATCATTTTATTTTCAAGCATTTTTACTTCTTCTGGAATTTCATCTGCATCTTTTAGTCTATTTTGTGTTCTGCTGTCTATTATTCTTCTGCATTCATATTCTAATTCATTAAAAGGCACTTCTTCTAATGTACCTCCTAAATCTTCATATTCTTCATAGTTTAAATATTGATTAGTAAAATCCATTACAAAGTGCCTCCTTTATTTATTATATTGTTGCTGGTTTTAATGAAGCAAATGGGAATCTTGCTTCTGTTTCATTTAATGCGTTTACAGGATTTGGTATTTCCCAACCTAATCTCATAACAACTCTTAATGCAACCATATCGTCTTGTGCTAAGTTGTAAAGAATTGAACCATCTGTGTCTTGAATTACAGCTTGGTCTAATATTTTGTATGTTACATCTTGTCTAATTGCATAAACTGCTTGTGAGAAATCTCCAGCAATTAATGTTGATTTTGATTTATCCCATACACCGTTATCCATAAATTCTCTTCTTACAGAACCAATTTCAGTTGTATTTAGTGGTTGTCCTGTTGTATCTGTCATCATTCTAAATTTACCTTTTAATCCAACTCCACCTAATATTCCGTTTACATCATATCCTGACTCTTCAACTTTTGTCATAACATCGTTGATATCTGAATATAATTTTCCTGTTTCTGTTACTTCTGCTCCTGCTGCAATTACAGATGGAACTAATCCTGCTCTCCAATCTGTTGGTTTGTCTACTCCAAAGAACATAGCATTGTCTATTTTCTTTGCAAATGCTTCTACTATTCTTGGTCTAACTTCTGACCATATATCAATTGAAGCATCATTTAATACATTTTCTTTTATTGGTATTATAACAGCTAATTCGGCAGCATTAATAAATTTCTTATCCCATGCCATTTTAGTTGTATTTTTTCTACCATTATCTGTTGACTCATCTACGAAATAAGCAACTGGTAAAGAGTCTAATACTCTTAATTTTGTTTTATCACTTGTCATATTTGGTAATCTTCTAAACATTGATAAAGCTTTAGAATCTTTGATTACTCCTTCAAAAATTTCATTAGCTACTTGTGTTTCAATTAAGCTATCTACATCTGTTCTTGCAATAACATCTCTTGCCATTTTTCTTTCCTCCTATTTTTAATTATTTCTTGCACCTCTTATTAAATTATTCATAATGTTTGATGTTGTTTGTGGTTGTGTGCCACCATTATTCAAACTTGGTGCTGTTTGTGTTTTGGTTATTACTGTTTCGCCAAAATATTGTGGATTATTCTTTTTATAATCCTTTAATGCTTTTTCAAAATCGTTAGTGTCATTTACTAAACTCATAACTTCACTTGTAACAAATTTACTAAATTCTTTTTTACAATTGCTATTATCTACTTGTATTTGAGCTTTTAATAGCTTTATTTCATTAGTTAAACTTGCATTAGTGTTTGTTAACTCGTTTATTTTTTCACTATCGTTTTGATTTGTTTTTTTCCAGTCAAGAAATTCTTTGTATTTTGCATCTTTTTGCCAATCACTATTTGCTTTCTTTACTCCAGCATTAAATGAGTTTTGAATATCTTGCTCTGTGTATGTTTTTTCAGGTTTTACATCTCCTGTTTCTCCGTTGTTTGTAACAACGTCTTTGTTATCTTCTTCCATAACATTTTCTCCTTTTCTTCTATAGCCATTAAGTTAGGCTTATATTCCGCTTTTAAGGTACGTTAACCTTTTTATAATAAAAGTTATTAACTAATAAATAAAAAGAGCCTAGAATTTAATCTCGGCTCTTTGGCTCTACTATTATTTTGTTTATTGGTATCTTTTTTTCTTCTTTACAACTTTTACAGTACAAATAAAGATATCCATCTTTATATCTGCAAAGTAATTTTCCACAATTACATTTTATATCCATTACTACTCCTACTACACTTGCATTATAACACATTTTTTAAAATTATGCAACTTACATTAATTTTCTTTTTCTTCTTGGTTTCTTTGGTTCTTCAACCTCTTTTACTTCTTCTATATTATCTATCTCATCAATCTTTTCATGTATTCTTTTAGCTGCATTTTTTTCTTCTAAAAGTTTTGCTCTTTCTTCTGTTACATAATAAATTCTGTTTTTGTCTATAAATTCGCCTAATTCTGCATCATTATATCCTGTTTCTAATATACATTGTACTTTTACTAAATTCTCCATATATTACACCTCCTTTCAATTTATCCACAAAGTTATCCACATTTTCCACATTATGTTTTAACTCTACGATATCCACTTACGCTCATACGAACCTTTTTAGGTAATAATCCACTTGTCTTACATAATTCATTATATTTATTTGTTAATTGTCTTATTTTCAATTGTGAAGATTCTACAAGTTCTTTATCCCCACTTGCTCTTGCCAATATCTGTGTATCTTTTTGTTTCCTTATCGCTGTTTCTATTTGCCTTTGTAATTGTGTTCCTTGATAATTGGTATAATGTTTACCTTCAAAATTAAAACCTTGCTCATTCTTTTCTTGTATTTCTTTTAATTGCTTTTCTGTATATTCTGGTTTGCTTACTCCTAAAACTATACTAAATATTTTATGATAGCAATTATATTCTCCTATATGTCTTTTATTAGCTCCATTGTATTTATTTCCTTGATAATCTGTTGCTATTTCTCCATTTTCTAATTTGTCATATTCTTCTATACTAAACTGTCTACCGCTGAATGTCGGCGTGATCTGGTGCTGGCTGTGCGTGTACTGATATTTCTATTCCATCTGCATCATATTCTTCTCCAAATCTTCTAGTTGTTTCATTATTTAATTGTCTTATTCCATCTAATAAATTCATTCTAACCGCACTATCTAATCGTCTTGTTCTGCCACTTTCATATAATACCAAACCACTATTGCCTAACTGTTTCATTATTCTTCGCATTTCACCTTGAAATGTTTCTTTTCCTTGACTTATACTTAATATTCCTCTGTCTATTATATCATAATATGCTTGTTGTATATTCTTAAATGTTATATTTCCATTTATATCTTCAAATAAAAATCCTATACCTCTTGTATTAGATATATTTCTATAAGTGTTAGCTGTTATACTTGCGATACTTTTTACTTGATTTTGTAATGCTACATCTTTAGAATAAGGGATATAATTTATACCCCTATATTCATAAAATTGTTTGGCAAATTGTTTATTGTTTTGTGCTACTTTTTCAAATATTTCATATATTTCTTCTATATTTTTTCCACTAATTCTTGCAAGCTCTCTTACTATTTCTTCATAATTACTTCCATATTTAAGCACTTGCCCTAACTGATAAGCTTCACTAGGCGACAATGTTGATAAAATTTTTATATTTTCACCTATTTTTTGTAATATTAAAGCATTTACGTCATTTATTCTTGTTGCAACCCTTTCAGCTAATTTTTCTTCAACTTCTTGACTCAACATAACTTCCACCTACTATTATTTCTTTAATATCCTGTAGTCCACCCTGCTGCTAAAAATGCTTGATAATTTGATAATCCCGTACAGGTTGTTGCTTGTGCCGATGATAACCCTATGCTTTTTAATGTTTTATAATTAGCATTTATCTTATTCGAAACATCTATACAAATTTGCAAAATGTTATTTAGACTTGTTTCAGTTAATAGTGGACACATAGCAAATGTATTTCGAAACGCAAAAGCACCTGAAAGGTTTGTTGTGTCCAACACGGGAACTACTTGTAAGCTAGAACATAAATAAAAAGTATTGGCAAGACTCGTTGCTTTTGATGTATCTAAATCTGAAATATCCTCTAGACTTGAACAAGAATAAAACATTCTTTCATAAGATGTTGGATTATTTGGCAATTTTTTAAATGTTACTTTTTGTAAGGCGTGCCAATCTTCAAATAAACCAGATAAACTTGTAAATTCGGATATATCCAAATCTTTAACTTCTGTTATTCTATTTGCAAGATCCGTAAAACTACCATATGATTCTGTATTATATTTTATTGTTGCTTCATCTCCACTATTTACATTAACTTCCACTCCAACAGAACTTAATCCATCATACCCAGAATCAGCAGTTATTGTTTGTGTTCCGTTTTCTGTTATTGTTATACTTTTTGATTGTAAATTTGGAATAATATAATCATTTGGTATTGGATTAACAGTTACTTTTGACAATGCATATATTCCACTATCTGGGACTATTTCTTGAACTTGTTTCGTAGGGGTTACTTGCTTTTCTTGTGTTTCAGGAAAAATTATCTCTGTGCTTTTATTTATTGTTCCTGCTAGACTTTGTTTTTCATTTATCTTTCCTGTTAAAGTTCCTTTTTCTACTATCATTCCGCTTCAACTCCTTCAGGATAAAGTCTGAATATTTTAGCACCGTTTTCATCATATCCTATTATTGTTTGAGGATTAGTGTCTGGATTTAATTGAATTTCATACCAATAATCTACTGGCTTATTTATTATACTTCCAATAGTTGTATCTTCATCTGTTAAAGACATATTTATTGATGTGCTTTCTGCTTGTACAGTTACATCTTTTTGTAATTTTATTAAATTAAAATTTTTCTTTGCAAAAACTCCTAATCTAACTATATCTCCTACTTGAAAAGTATATTCACTTCCATCCTCATTATTAGCCTTTACTTCTATTGTTCCTACGTCTCCTCTTGTTACATGTATTGACATATCATCTTTTACTTTAAACATTTTCAACCTCCTTTTAATCATAATATCCTTCAATTTTATATACATCTGCTCCTATGTCATTATTTGTTGTTGCTGCGGTACCATATAAACTTGTTTGTCTCAATACTACAAACTTTGTTTTATCCGCTGATATTGCACAAGTCAATGAGGCATATCTATTTGCATCATTTGGCTTTTGTACTAATACTGATCCAATATAATGTCCACCCCAGTCTGCACTAGCTGCTATTGTATCAAGTTGCATCTCTAATATCATAGCAGGTGTTGTACCTGCACTGGTTCTTCCTTTTCCAGCTTTACTATATATCTTGACTCTTTTAAATGGTGTCATATCTAGTCCTGTTAGTTGCCATGCAGGATTTTCAGAAATATCTGCCTGTATTGCATTTAATAAGTTTCTGTCCGTTTCCCATATTACTACAGGCTTTCTTTGAAATTGGTCGAATACTGCTTTTGTACTAGGGTATTTTTCTGTGCTAGTACTATTTGATACAATATCTTGAACTTTATTACTTACAATTTCCCCTGTTGTAATTGATGTCGTTGTTAATACACTATTTGAATTTAAAGTAAATACCATTCTTCTTGGAATACCTGCATATTCTATATCTGCAATGAATTTTAAATCTCCATTATTTACATCTGTTATTTCTATACATTTTGCGTAAAATCTACTATCTCCCCATATAACATCTAAATAATCTGCTTCTTTTGGATCTGTTAGATTTGCATATACCTTATTATAATTCAATGAAGAAGAATAAGTGTCTACTGTTCCATCAGGATTTAAAAACACTAAATATAATGTTGGCTGTACCACATTATCATCAACATATTTTTTGTTTGCAACATCATAATTGGCGTTTGGTGTTCCTATATTTCTTATAATAGGTTTATAGCTCGTTGGCTCATCTCCATTTGCATATCCTGTTAATGTCAATACTGTTCCTAAATTGTCATCTAATACTTTTGTGAATCTTATTCCTGCATCATAATCTTCATCTTCTATATCTAATGTTAAATTTCCATCTATTTTGACATCTCCTGATATTTCTCCGCCTGTCTTATCATATTTCCCACTTATGTCTTGATGTTGTGTTAAATATCCTGCATCATTTGTAAATGCACTTACATTTGTTGGTACTACTGGTATTGTTGGCTTATTACTTAAATCATTATAATTGCCACTAAAATCACTTTTATTATTCCATGCTGTCTTTTCTGCATCTGTTACTGTTCTGTGTGTGCTATCATCTGATAATTCTGATAATTCTGTAGGTATTTCAGAACTTAAAGCATAATCTCCCTCTTCTTGTATTCCTAGCTCGTGTAATGTTTTATTCCCTGTTAATTCAACATTATTTATTGATGGAAGATTATCTAGTTCTTCATAATCACTTGTACCACCAGAACCGCCACCACTTATATGCCCTGCATCTATTTCTGTTCCATCACTTAATGTAATTATTAAATGCCCTTGTTTTATTTCTGCATTAGTTACTCCTATTCCTTGTAATCCACGATAGCCTATACCATCTCTTCCAGTTACTCTACCAACATTTATTCTTCTGCCGTCCGTTAGTTTTAATATTAATTCGCCTTCTTTGTTTATTTCAGCATCTAATATTCCAACACCATCAATACCATCAATTCCATCTACTCCGGTCTTTACCGATTTTTACCATCCTTGCCGGTCTTTTCCATTTATGCCATCTTTACCGGTCCTTACCATCAACGCCATTCCTTCCGGTCTTTTCCATCTTTTCCATTCATTCCGTCCTTGCCGTCTTTTGGCACCCTTATTTTAATATTTTCTATTTTATCAGTTATTTCACTTTTTAATTCCTCTTTGTTTTCTTCTGCTTGTTTTATTATTTTTTGCACCGTTTCTAATACTTTGTCAATTTCTTCATCATGAATAGCAATATTCTTTTTGTTTTGTTCTGTTTTTTCTTTTTCTTTTTCTATGCTTTCTTTTAAATTCTTGAAAGCATTTAATATTCTCAAATTACTTTCCATATATTACAACCCCATTTTTTTAAGTGCTGTGTCTACTATTCTATCATTATTCATCTTTCTTTCTTCTTCATTTAGTTCATTATCTTTCATTATATCTTCTACACTTGGATTATCTAACCTAATTTCTTCTATTGCTTTTTCTGCTATTTCTTTTGATTCACCAAATATTCTCATACGATATTCAACTGCTGAAATTAAGCCTGCATTGTATTCTCTTAATGCTCTTACGCTTTCTGCTTCTTTATCTTCTATTATACTATCATCAAACTGTATTACCATATCATCAGTATTTAAGTTGTATTTACCAAATATCGTTGATACATAACATATCGCTTTTACTAAATCATATATCGCACTTTCATATCCTATTTGTAATTTCTTCATTCTTCTTGCCATTTTACTATTACTTGATATAACTGCTGTTGCTGTACTTAAATTTGTTCCATCAAAGTGATAATGGTTTTCCCCAAATCCAACTTTATTACCTAAAATATTTAAACTTGTATTTAATGCTCCTACTTGGTCATTTACCCTTAAAGCTTCTGTATCTGGTTGTATTAAATCATCTTTATTTGCTCCTTTAGGTAACATATATATATCTGTATCGTTAGGGTCAAATACTAATTTTTGTTCTCCAGCATCATAATTAAACATTTCCGCTCTTGCAAACGTTCTTCTTCTACCATCTTTTACTTCATTTTTAAATGCATCAAAATCTATATCAACTGTTTTCATTACATCTATTGCATTTGCATAATGTGGTATTCCAAAAGGACTATCACTAAATAAATTGTTTGTCAATAATGGTTTAAATGGTGCAAACCATTTTATATTTGACATTGTATCAAATTGATTTTCTGTTCCCTCTTGTCCTAATACCTCTGTTAAATTTCCGTTTGTTTCACTAAATAAGTGATTATATATAACATAGTTTCCTGCATCATTTAATTTATGTACTGATAAAACAACATATTTTTGACCACCTATATATTTAACACTTCCAAATGCACATTCTGTTATTCCTGTATTATCCCAACTTAATGGAAATATCCAATCAACATCAACTAAATTTACTCTTGTTTTTGCATTGCTTACATCTAATGTCATTCCATCCTCATTTTTAATTATATCATAAGCACTTACTACTGCAACCTCTGTTCCTAATGCCCCCGACTTTTCTATTGCCTGTGTTATTGTTGTATATAAATCTAAATTGTCAATCAATTCATCAAATTGTTCTTGTGAACCTGTATCTTTTAAAGATATCTCACATTTTTCACTCCATAATATATCTGCCCAGTCTTCACTTATTTCTTTTGCCATATTTAAAGTGAATCTCTTTTTATTTACTTTTCTTTGTCCGTTATATATAAAATAATTGTGGAAACTTTTTACATTTCCTGCATACCAACTCTTCCATTGTTCTATATATGTTTTTATATTGTCTTTTACCTCTGGATTATAATTGTAATTATCTTGTAAAAATTTTTCTAATTTCATTTTACATCTCCTTTTCTAAATATTTCCAAGTTTCTCTTATACAAATTTTCATTAGCCCACTTTTTGATAATTGTGGATAATCTTTTAAAATAAATCTAGGTCTTTCTCCACCATCATATCTTTTTCTTATCTCTATTACATCTTTTTCTGTTACTTTACTTTTTTGATTATGATTTCCTCGCATTTGTTCAGACACTTCTTTTCTTCTGCGTTCACTTTTATTTAGGTTTACTAATCTTTCTTTATATTCTTCATAATGCTCTTGCCATAACTTTTTAGAATGTTCGCTAAATTTCTTTTTATTTTCTTCACTATGTTTTTTTCCATAAAAGCCATTACCTTTCCCTTTGTTTGCTTTTGATATTTTATCTTTGCTCTTTTGTAATAAATGTTTTCCTAACATTGGTTTCGTAGTCTTATTTCTTATAATTAATTTTCTTATTGCCTCTGGACTTGGTGTATATCCTTTCTCTTTTTCTCCACCTAAAGAACAATTATATCCATTGTTATATGTATCATATTCTTTTATATAATATCTTTCTTTTTCTGCTAATTCTTTAAATGTACTTTCTTTCATTTCTTCAACAATATAATAATCAAAATTATCTTCTCCGTATTTATTAAATGCTCTTTGTAACTTTATGCTATGATGTTTATTATTTCTTAATGCCCATAAATGTTTTTCTATCCTATCTTTAAAATCTGTTGTCATTCCTATATACATTTTCCCATTTGTTTTGTTTTTTATTGCATAAATACCTCTCATATAATCACCTCATAAAGATTATATCATATTTTTGTACCTTCTGCAATAGACTTGTAAACTATCTTATTTTCATCATAAGTTTATCAAAAAACGGATTAATTGAATATTCATGACTATCGAGCGAGTCTATATCCACAGTACCGGTCATCTAAACGGGTATCTATTTTTTTGTCATCCCATATAGCTGTTTTATATGCTTCTATTAGATATTTACATTTGCTTAATATAAAATGTCTATGTTGTGCGAATAAGTAATTGTCTAAATATATTCTGTCGTTTATTTCTCCTTTAATACAATCTTGAGCCTGTATTGGTATATTATGTTGTTGTAAATATCTATTTAAACCATAAGTAAGAACTTGACCAAGTGCACCCCAATCGCAAAACAGATGTGTCACCCTCCCATATTGTTCTACTACTCTATTATAAAATTCTTCAAACTTTTTATAAAATTCTTCTGGAGAATATAAACCATCTCTACCACCAAACTTTTCCTCATCTAAAGTCCATACCTCTTTGAATAATGATGTTATTCCATTTAAAGTAAACTTTGTCGCACCTTCACTAGCTCCGTAGTCAATACCAATAGATAATATCATAAAGTTTATTGGTCTTTCTATCCCATTTTCAATTATTACAGGCTTTTCTCTTATAAACAACTCACTATTATTAGCAAAATTCTTATATATAGCACCATTCGCAACACACCATAAACCAAGTATGAATCTTTGATAATACACTTCTCCCATACTTTGATATTCTAATTTCAAATTGTCAAAATACTCTTCATTTTCTGCTTTTAATATTTCATTATCATCAAAAGTAAAATGCCATATCTTTTTATCTATTTCTTCATTATCTATTATATCTAATTTTACCCAGTGTGTTGGTGTATCTGGGTTAGTAGTAGCATATAGTTTAGCACCTTTCATACTTAATCTTGATAATAACATTCTATAAAAATCTTCTGGTATTTGTGTTAACTCATCAACATAAGCTCCAGCAAGTGTCATTCCTCTTATTTTACTTTCTGCTCTGTCATCATTTGCACCCTCTAGCCATATTCTTCTACCAAACAATGTTCCACTCTTTTGACTTAAACTATACTTAAAATTATCTCCTACTAGATCCTGTAATAATCCTAAACAGTTTCTCTTTAATGATGTTATTGTCTTTCCTGTCATTAAGAACTCACAATTCTCTGGCATACTTCCAACAAATACAGCCCATTTTAATAATGATACATAAGTCTTTCCACTTCTTACACTTCCTGTTAATAAGTTTATTCTTCTATCATCATATAGCATAAAATCTATTTGCTTTGGATTTAACATTTCATTTAATGTTTTACTCATTATTTACTTTCCTTTGCTTTATTTAATGCTCCTATTAACTCTCCTAATATTCCGCTTTCTGTACTATGCTCTACCTCTATATTATCTCTCCAACCCAATTGTTTCAAAGTAAATACAGCCATTGTTTGTGCTAAATTTCCTTTTATTCCCTCTCTCTCTAAATAAGCTTCTTTTTTATACAACAGCTCTTTTATAGACTGCATTAATTCTTCATCGGTTCTTTGCATTTTCATTATAGTATCGTAATTATAATGCTTTTGATAACATAATTCTTTTAATATAGGGTATTCAGTATTATTGGTGTAATCCACTATGTCTTGTATAAGGTTATCATATTTACCTGTTTTAGGTCTTGCCATTTAATCACTCTCCTTTAATATCTACATACTCTATTTTTAATTTATCCATTTAATCCTCTTTTCTACTATATACACAATGTAATGATATAGGATTATACAGATTGCTATTCTGTATCGTTTGAGTTCACGGTCTATATCACAGCTCAACCTTTAGTCTATTAAACCGAACTTCTTGGAAGTCTTGCACTTTTTTTCCCTGTGACGGAATTAGTGCCATCAACCTTATGCTCCCATTGCTGGCTTTTTATATCACTACATTCTATATATAGCTATTAACTAGGATATAACTTGTATATTTTAAAGACATCTTGCTTAAAGTCCCTACACAAAACTCCAATTCCACAACCGACAAATGAGGGTTTATATATTAACGTTGCCTAGTACTTTAATATCTACTTTTTAAAAGAACATTGCAAATTTCCATCTATATTTCTTACTATTTTACATAATTTTGTGTTTTTGTTTTCACAATTAAGACATACTTTCCTTTTAAACAAGTCCATTTCTGCTCTTGCCTTATTCTGTGCATGCCTTTTCTTTTTGTTATATTCTCTCATAATATTATCAGCTATATAACTTTTCATATTACATCATCCTTCAGTGTTCTTTCTGGTTGAATTATATCATAGTTTTTAAATTCTTGCAACTGTCTTTTAATGCCCTATATTTGTTTTTTACAAGTATTAGTTCTTCTTTTATACTGGCTTTTTCATCTTCCGAGTTGTAATATTTGTTCAATATCTTTTTATATTCTTTTCTTTGATAATCATACTCCCTGCTATTTGCAAAATATTCATTGTAACACTCAACGATCCATTCTAAATCATTTTTAATTTGTGTTTGAGTAATTTCATCTTTGTGTTCTATTAAACGTCTTATTTTGTCTTTTTCATAAATCATAACATTTTTCTCCTAAATTTTATTTTTAAAAAACATTATGCCTTCCTTGTATTGCTTTTTATATGGTTCTGCCATTTCTTCAACTAGTCCCAGATCATGATAAGTAAAACACTCACATATACCATTGCCTGTTTGATATCTAGCAAAATTTTTACACGCTTCTATAAAATAATATTTCTTATTGTTTTTTATAAATATTTTTGGTATTTTCATATTTTACCTCCCCATAGTTTTTAGTATATATCCAACTCTTAAACTTATTACATTCTTCTTTTGTCTCTACTTCTTTACAGAAAAATCTTTTACTACAACATTGACATATTTTAGTCATTTACACCATCTCTCCATCTATATACTTTTCCTGTTCTATATAAATTGTATTCATCTGGATTACTACTATCATGAAATTTCATTACTCTTGGCCTTAAGTCATCAAAATAGCACATTTTAACTTTTCCATTTCTACCATTTACAATTCTATTATCACAACCTACAAATCCACATATCATTCTTGTTTTTCCATATTCAGTAGGTTTTCCACAGTTGTTGCATCTTACTATTCTTTTCAATTTATCTTCATTGTCTTCTAGTAATTCCATTTGATTACCTTCATCTAATATATTTGGATTTATATATACTTTACTCAATATTATCAGCTCCTTTCAATAATTCTGGATTTTCGTATATGTTTCCTATTACTTCTCTATATGGTTCTTTATAATCTTTTGGCATTTCTATATCTATTTTCTTTATTACTTTAAAAATAAATGCTGCTTCTTTTTGTCCCCATGAAACTTGAATTATTAACTTTTTGAAACCTTTATGGTCATATTCATCATTTGAAAATACATAATGTACCTGTTGCAGTATATCTCCCTCATATATTTCTTTTCCGTTTTTATCGTGTAGTCCTGTAAATTGCATAAGTTTTGCATTGTCTGTATCAAAAAAACCACCATCATAACAATTTTGATAATATCTTAATTGACCATTTAAGTCTATAAAGTAATTATCAAATCTATTTTCTTTATATTCTTCTGGATATTTCATTCTACCATCATCATATACTCTGAATTTTACATCTCTCATTTCTTCCTCCTAACTGCTGTATATTACAGCTAAACTTTTTCTACTAAATCAGCTTTAATTAAATCATATAAAACTTCTAAATCTAATATACTTTTATCACTTGAAATTGTAATAACTCTTGCATTATTTATAAAAATTTCTAAATATTCTTTTTGATAATCACAACAACCATATCTAAAGCTTCTTACATCACTAAAATATGTAAAACCAAACTTTTCTAACTCTTTTAAATCAACATCATCTTTAATTTTAAGCATCTTTAATCCTTTCTTTCACATTTTTCTAACGACTTTTTATATGTTTTATCACATTTTTCAAAGGAGTTTTTTATATATCTACTCCTTTTCTAAAAGTGATTGCAAAACTTTTTTAACTTCATAATGTACAGCTTGTTGAAATGTTTTTCCTGCACTTCTATTTGCTAAATTTACTGTCATTCCTTT